CGGCCAAACGGCTTGGCTCCTACCGCGATGTCAGGTTCGTAGTCTCGGTGGCAATGGCAGGCGCAGTTCCGTCCCGCGCAAAGTTGGTGCTTACGAAGCGTGCACGTATGAGACCTCGTAGGAATCCGCCCCATCACACCCCTCCGATCGCGCGGAACAGGAACACCGCCAGCCCTAGTATAACCGCGAGGAACAGCAGCGCCGACGCGCCGATAGCAAGGAGGATCGCCCAGTCGAGGATCTTTTGCCCGTCGTCAGGGCTGAAGATGCTCCTCATCGCCCCTCCAGCCGCCGCAGGCTCACCAACGTCTCGACGATCGCCATGTCCAGCATCGCCACGCCCCGGTCGTTCAGGATGTAGTCCTCACCGCCGGGGCCGTACCGCTGGCGCATCTCCTTCAGTCGCCGCAGCTGCCAGTCCTTGCCCTGCCAAAGCTGCTGGTCGGTACACGGGGCTAGCTGCTCGACTTCGGCGACGATCACAGCCAGCCTCCCCGGTAGTGGTCGCAGATCTCCTGCTCGCACAGGCCGCACCACGTCCGCTTCTTCGCCTGCTTCTCGCGTTGCGCGGCGGCGATCTCCTCGCCCGTCACGACGGCGTTGCCGCCCCCGCCGCCGTGTTCCCGGTGCATCCGCGCCTTGAACTCCTCTACCGTCTCTTTCGCCGTCATGGCTTATCGCTCAGCAGGCAGTAGCGCCCAGCGTTGTCGTGCTCGCACATCAGCGCGTTACACGGCCTGCCGAACAGCTTTTTGTGGCCGCACCTACCGAACCACGCTCGCCATTTCCGCCCCAGCTGGATAAGCGCGTCAGCGGCCTGCTGGCACGAGACGCCGAAGTCCTTCCACGCCGCGAACACGTCGTCACTCAGATTCACAGCCACTCGAACGCCCCCTTCTGCGTCTCGGCGAACGCCAGCATCAGGCTCTCGGCCTTGTCCGGGCTCTTGACGCCGCGCTTGCGGGCGTCGTCCTTGCTCTCGATCTCGATCTGGCCCCGGCTGTTGTGCTTGTAGCGCAGGCTCGCCAGCTGGGAGATCGCCTCGGCGGGCAGGCCGTGCACGTCGCCGTCCTTGAACCGCTCCCGCAGCCCCCAGTACAGCTGCGCCTTCAGGTTGCGGTACTCCGGCTCGCTCCCGCCCCCGGTGGTAGGTGCTTCACCGACGTTGATCGCGTGGACAACGCTGTCGCCGAAGATGTCACGCAGGATCAGGTAAAGCCCCCAGCCGACGCCGATGCTGTCCACGTTGACGCTCCGCAGGCGCGTGCGATGGGGCAGCAACTCCGCCACAACGTGCCCCCAGTCCTCGCCATCCGAGGTCACCCAGCCCTTTTGACTCAAAACGGTAGCACCGCACCGGATCGTCAGTACCGTCTCGTCCTCACCCGCCCCGGCCACGTCGATCCCGGCGTCCAGTTGTTCTGCTACAGCCTCGCCGGGGTCACGGTCCTTCGCCCGCATCAGCCACGCCAGCGGCAGCAGGCCGTCCGCCGTCGCCGCGAACTCGCTCAGCACCGTGGCGCGGTACAGCGGGCTGTCCTCGCCCCAGTCCGCCGCCATCTTGGCGATGTCCCGCCGCGTCACCACGCCGGGCACGTCCTCGTTGTCGAGGATCACGTTCGGCGTGTCGTAGGCGCTGATGGCCAGCGCGTGGTAGAGGTGGCGCTTGTCGTGGTGGCTCTCGAAGAACTCGCCCGACTCGCTGAACGGGTTGCCCGTCAGCAGCAGCCGGTTCGGCAGCAGGCGTTTGAGGCTGACGAGGTTCTGGTCGCCGAAGTTGTGGGCCTCGCTGACGACGACGAGCAAGTGGGGGCTGTGGAAGCCCGTCAGGTTCCAGGGCTTGTCCGTGCTGAAGCCCAGCGCGAAGTGCTCGTCGCTCACCTCCCAGCGGCTCTCGGTCGGCAGCATCCTCCCGCCCAGCGGGACGCGAGCCGCGTAGAACGCCCCGCGCGCCTCGCGCCAGACGATGTCGCTGATCTGCCGCGCCGTCGGGCCGGTGACGATCGCCTTGGCCGGGCTGCGCGTCGCCAGCCACCAGCAGACGATCCGCCCCACCATCCAGTCCTTGCCCACGGCGTTCGCGCCGACGACGCTCACCTGGTCGTGGTCGCGCACCGCCTCGATCATCTCGACCTGCTTGTCGTAGGGGTCGCAGCCCAGCACCTCGCGGCAGAACCATGCCGGGTCGCGCTGCGCCCGCCCGACGACGAGCTGCGCCTCCGCCGGGGTAACCTCAGCCAGGCTGCTGTTCGCCAACTTCTACCTCGATCGCCTTGCGCGCCAGGTCAGTGAAGCTGATCGTACCGCTATGCTCCACCTTGGTCTGCTCGCGGAACTCGGGCATCCGGCTCTTGGCGAGGAAGATCAGCAGCGTGTCGCTGTACCGGCGCACGCGGCTCACCTCCTCGCCCTGGTAGAACACCGGCTCCTCGTAGCCCTCCAGGCCGCGCCGCTTGATCTCGTTGCGGATGCGGTCGTCCGCCGCTTTGCGGGCCAGGTTGTACGCGAGGCTGAACTCCTCGTCGTGCTCCTGCCAGCGCGCCAGCGTGGGGAAGCTGACGCCCGCTACCTTGAGCGCCGGGGTGACGATGCCGCCCTGCGCGAACTCCTCCAGGAAGGCGCGCTTCGCCTCGATGGATTGCTCCTCGGTCAGCTGCTGCCCCTGAGGTCGGTCGCCCACGCGCGTTAGCCTAACTGAGCTAAAAGATTCCCGCCCCTAGCTTACGCCCTGCGCGGGGTCGGCGTAAACCTCTAGCTCCGTCTTCACAGCGTCGAGGGCGGCTTGGCCCTCGGCACGTCGTTCTTGCCAAGCCATTTCCTTCTCTGGCATCACCCATGCGTGGGCGTATTTCAGTCCCTCCATCACCCCGATCGCCCGCATCAGCCGCCCGTAGCGATCGAGGGCAGCATCAAGCGTAACTCTGCACTCACCACGATACGCTTCCAGTGCGCGTTCCTGACGCTCAATCCCAAGTTGCCCGCTCGGCACCTCGTCAATCGCTCGCCAGTATGTGCCGCTTTCGTTCAGCACCGCCTCTAGCGCCGCTGCGATCGCTTCGTCGTTGGTCATAGCGGCCACCGTCCGACCTGCATGCCCGCGAAGAAGACTGTCAAGCATCGCCCCTAGCGCCTGAACCATGTTCTTGAACGGTTCGTAGAGCGCGCGCTGGGCGGCGATTGCGGCATCGCGGTGCTTCACCGCATCATTAGCGCGATCTTTCAACTCCGCGATCTCGGCGTCCACCTCGCGGGCCACGGCGACCGCCACGTCGTAGCGGAGGATCTCCCGGACAATCTTGTCGCTGTCCATCCACTCGATACGACTCTCGCGCACCCACTGCTCTACCTTGCCCGGTTGCTGCTCGGCTGTCATCGCGCGTACTCCTTCACCAGCCAGCGCAGCACGGCGTCGTACACGCTGCTGCACTCGCCCTCGCTCGTCGGGCCGCTGGGCGGGAACGCCGTACCGAGGAACTTGTCCGCCAGCGGGGCCAGCGCCATCCCGTGCTGGAGGCAGAGGCTCAGCAGGATCGCCCAGCCGTCTACGAGCGCCTGGAGGGTACTCCCCTGTTTGCTGATCGTCAGGAACACCTCGCCCAGCGCGCCGTCCTCGTACTCGCCCGTGCGCACGTACACGTCCACGTCGCCGCCGTCGGCGTAGATCACCAGCTTGTGCGTTTTGCCAGTGCGCGTGGCGGGCATGGGACTCCTAACCATCTCGCCCCTTCAGCTCTCCATTTCGGCGTTTGTTGAGTTGTTGTTCCGACCGCGTCGCCCAGCGGCAGTTGCCAGGCTCGTAGTTCCCTTCGTTATCTATCCGGTCGAGCGATAAGCCATCGGAGCGCTCGCCCATATCGGAGAAGAAGTTCGCAAACACGCTCCAACGGGCGCAAACTGTGATCCCGCGCCCGCCGTAGTCGGCGTAGCGAGCATCGTTCGGATTACTACATCGCTGGCGCATCCCGAGCCATGCCTGATATTCAACACTCCTATGCATACCGTGCTTAGTGCTTGCTGCGCTGAGCTTGGCGCGCGTCTCAGGTGTCACTGCTTGCCCTATACGGGTCGCACGAGCCACTCTGAGCTTGGCACAATGCTCTGGCGATAATGTCCGGCCAGCCAAGGCAGCGCTGAGTTTAGCGCAGGTCTCGGGTGACTTCGGTCGACCTCTCAGTGCAGCGCTAATATTAGCGTTATGTTTGGGTGTCCGTTCGTAAACTCCTATTGGCATTCACGCCCTACTAGATTCTACAAATTCACCGAACGCCGCGATACAGCAGGCGTCCGCCGCGTTGTCATCTGTACTTACTATCGCGAGGCCGGTGTGCGTTACCGCCCACTCGCGGCTCAGGCGCTTGGCCGTCGCCTTGTCGTACTTACCCTTGCCGAACACGGCGCTGCGCCAGCTCGCCACGTGCGCCCACTCGACACGGTAGCCCGCCAGCTTTCCCAGCACCTCGACCGCCGTGGCCACCTTCACCATCTGCATCGCCGTCGCCTGGTTATAGCGCGACCACGGCTGCTCTATGTAGATCACCGGATGATCTACTAGCGCAAATCCTTCCATCGCAAACTCAAGTTCGTAATTGATGGCATCGAGACATTCTTTATCTAGCCCATTCACGGCTATCTTCTTGTGATACCAAACTCCTTCATCGAGAGGGTGCAGGTAAGCAAGATCTACGGCCTTCGTACTGTAGTCGCAGCCGACGATCACCTTAGCAACCTCGTGAAACGCGGGTCAGCAGTAGCCGTCCCGTCGTCCTTGCGCTTCACCTCGTACGGCAGCGGGTTGCCTTCGGCGTCGCTCTTGCCGCTGTTGCACAGCTCCGGCGGCTGGGAGCAACGCCACAACCGATACTCCGCCGCGTCGGTGAGAGCGGTCGCGGGGTCTTCCCACCATGCCGGTTCGTCACCGATGTAGGTCAACGTCGTCTTGCGGCAGTTCGGGCACCACCTCGGCTCGTTCATTTCACCCTCCGCGCGGCGAAGTACGCGCGCCGGTCACGCAGGCTGTCGCCAATCATCATGCACGCCACGGAGCAATACTTGATGCGACGGTGCTCTTTCCCGCAGATCGGGCAGGCGCGGTATCCCTGCTGCGCACGCTTCCTCGTGGGACGCTTCTTCTCCCACCGCGCCCTCTTGGCCTTCAACCGCTCCTCCATCGCGTTCTCGCAGGGGATACAGCACCGGACGGCGGGGTTGGCCGGGTCGGTGTAGAACTTGCCACCGCCGCAGACGCGGCACTTGAACTTCGCGCGGCTGATCTTCTTAGCAGCGGTGACGATCTTGGTGGAGGTGTGTGCCTTCATCCGCTGCGCCGGGCGCGTCACGCGTGCCTCCTCGTCGTCGTCTCTGCCTCGATCTGGCGCGCCGTCAGGATGCGGGATGTCGCATCATACGCCGCCTGGTAGCTGTCCAGTAGCCCCTTCGCCGTAGCCAGCACCGTCTCCTGCTCGATCAGCAGCCGCTTGGTCTGGCGCAGCGTCTCGCTCCGCGCCAGCGCCTGGGCCTCCTTGCTCTTCTCGGTGCCCTTGCCCTCGGCGTCCGCGCTCGCCACCAGCACCGCCGCCTTGTACCCCTCAGCCAGCGCGCCTCGCCGCCCCTCCATCACGCCCAGCTGGGCCTCCAGCCACGCGACGTACCCGGCGAACTCCTGGAGCTTGTCGGCCAGGTCGGCGGTCGTCCCCCGCGCGGCGACGCCCAGCACGTCGTGGTCGGGCACGGGCACGCCGCAGCCCGCCAGCCACTCCTCCTGCGACTTGAAGCAGCTCCACCAGCCCCACTCCAGCGCGCCACTGAGCCGGGCGAGGGGGAAGACGATCGGGTCCACCTCGGCGACGTGCTGCCGCAGGGCCTCGGGCCAGAGGGCGTTCGCGGCGTCCAGCTCATACTTCTGGCCGAACTCGCTCATCACCGTGATCTTCTCTGGCACCTCGATTTGGCTCATCGCTTCACCCGATACTGTGCTGGTAACAACGCCGCGTACGGCGGCGGTTCGGGAGGAACCAACGACGGTATAGGGCAGACCTTTGTCTCGATTCCAAACAACGGTTCGCCGCGTTCGTGTTTCTCTATCAGCCACCAACATAACGGACACATCATCGCGCCGCCCCGAAGTCGTAGCCCGCGCACTGGCTATAGAACGGGCACTCGCTGTCGCGCGGCACGGGCGTCCGGGCGATCTCCTGCCGCTCGCCCAGCCGGGCAAGGATGCGCTCCAGCCGCCCCGTGAGCTTCTTCCACAACGCGCCGTCGAACGGGACCGCGAACGTCTTGACGGCCTGGCAGTTCTTGCACTCCACCTCGACCAGCGTCTGGAGCACGCCCTTGCCGAACATGTAGAAGTGACACTGCGTCACCCACGCGGGCAGCGGTGCCTTCAGCGCGTCGAAGCGGTCCTCGCGCATCGTCTTGTGCTCCCAGATCCACAACTCCCCCGTCAGCGGGTGCTTGATGATATTGTCGCACTCGCCCCGGACGCGGTACTGCGGGATCTCGAAGCTCCGCTCCTTCTTGCTCAGCCGCGCCAGTCCCGCGCGCTTGATGGCCTCCTGCTTGCGCGCCTCGCTGCTGTGCCCGTTGTCGAAGATCCGGCGCAGTTGTGCCGATACCTGGCCCGCCGGTTGGGGCAGGCCGAGGAACTCGAACGCCAAAAAGG